GACACGGCGTATTCAAAGAAGGAAACGGCTGACTTTTCTGTCATCACGACCTGGGGCGTGTTTTACCTGAGCGAGGATTCGGGGGCATCCATCATCTTGTTGGACGTCAAACGCGGGCGCTGGGACTTCCCTGAACTCAAACGCATTGCCAAAGAGCAGTACGACGTTTGGCAACCTGACAATGTCTTGATCGAGGCCAAGGCCACGGGAACTCCTCTTCAGCAAGAGCTGAGAAGAATGAACATCCCTGTCACGATGTACTCACCCGGAGGGCGCAGGACGGGCACGGACAAGGTGGCGCGGGCCAACGCAGTGGCTCCTGTGTTCGAGGCTGGGATGGTCTGGGCCCCAGATACGGAGTGGGCCGAGATGCTCGTTGAGGAATGCGCGGCCTTCCCCAATGGCGACAACGACGACATGGTCGACAGCACGACAATGGCCATGGACCGTTTTCGGCGTGGCAACTTCATTACCTTGGGGACGGATGACGTGGAAGAGGGCGAATTCAAAGACCTTGTGCCCGAGTACTATTGACGTTTAAAATGTGCTAACTAATTCCTTGGCCGGGGTGCTATGACAAAGAGATCAAAATACGACATGCCTGCTGTCCAGCGCTTTGCAATTGGCGGCATTGCCAACCCTTCTCAGCAAGCTGTCTTGCGGGGCTCGGATAGGTCGTACCTCGACGCGCGGCAAAAGGAGCTGGACGCATTTGAAGCGGAGCGCGTGGCGTACAACGACGCGTTGACCAAGTACCAGACAGAGGTCTACGACCCGTACAAGGCGCAGTCCGCTGCGTACAACGCAGCGGCGCAGAAGTACAACGACGAGGTTTATAACCCGTACAAGACGCAGTACGACGCGTACATCAAGAGCATTGAGGAGTACAACGCAGGGGACCGGACTGCGGACTATGCGGGGCCGGAAGTGCCCACACTGGCCAGTACCTTTGACATGGTCGCGCCCACGGACCCTACGGCCTTTGACCGGACAGCCCCTGTGCTGCCGTTTAAGGAAGAAGAAGTCGTAGCGCGCCAGAAGGAAGCGGCTGGCCGTGCACGCTCTGATGCAGCCAACCGTGGGGTGGCCATTGACGTGGTCAGCAATCCGGATCGGTTTAATTTTGGCTCGATGTCCGTGAGCAACCGCTTCATGGCCAAAGGAGGCGAGGTCAGAGAAGAAAAAACAGCCGCTTCGCTCCTCAAGGATTTTGAGAAGTTGAACTACACCAAAGAAGAGATTATGGCGCTGGCCGACGAGGTAGCGGCGAAAGGCCGTGGCGGGGATGAGCTGCTGGCGTATCTGTCGCCCGAGTCGGTGGAGCTCTTGAAGTCGCAAGGCGGCTCGGGAAGTGTCAACCCTGCGACGGGTTTGCAAGAGTTTTATGAGCCAAAACGTACGTACGCTCATGGATACTCCGCTAAATACCTTCTAGCCAAGGAGGCAGCCGCTGCCAAAGCCGCCAAGGAGGCAGCCGCTGCTAAGAAGGCAGCCGCTCCCAAGGTTGCTGAAAAAGCTCCTGTTTCCAAGACTGCTGCTGCTGATGCAAAAGAGCTTGCGGATTTTAGAGCCGCTTCGAGTGCCAAGGCCATTGAGGATGCCAAGGCCATTGCGGACGCTAAGGCTATTGCGGACGCTAAGGCCGTTGCGGATGCCGCCACTAAAGCTGCTGCAGATGCCGCCACTAAAGCTGCTGCGGAAACCAAAGCCAAAGAGGACTTGGCCAATATTCCAATAAACACGATTACAGCTCCTGTCATTGGCACGAGCGTCGCGCCCACCACGGCAAAAGACACGCCAACGGCCCCGCCTCAACTCACGCCAACGGCCCCGCCTCAACTCACGCCAACGGTACCACCTCAACTTACGCCAACGACTCTCGCTCCAGTGGTGCCAAAAAGCCAAATCACGGCCCCCGGACGTGTGGGCAGCACCGTCGGAAGTGTTCAGGTTCAAGGCCCCGGCATTGCTTTCAACCCGGTGGCAAGTGCCTCTGCTCTGCTTCCTTTGAACTTGCGTAACTTGTCTTCGTACTCTACGACCAGAAGACCTGCAACGGACGCCCCATCAGGGCCCACGGCCCAAAGGCCAGCCGCTCCTGTGGGCAACATCCCAGTGAGCACTGCTGCCCTGCCGAACTACACCAGCCGTGGCGTAGGAGCAATCAGAAGTGTCGGCCCTGCCAGCAACATCCCAGGCTACGACCCCATTGCGTTTAACGGGGGCGCGGCCCTCAATCCCAAGAGCTACTTTGCCATGACACCGCAGACCTCCACGGGCCTTGCCCCAGGAAGCATGGCCATCGGACCAGCGGACATGCCCATTGCAGCGGGCAAGAACACCTTGAATGCCATTGCAGCAAACCCCAACCTGTCGCCCACTATGTTGGGTGGCGCACAGAACGCGGGCTACATGACCGACCGCCTGGGTAACCGGATTTACGCGCCGGGCATGGCCCCGCTGTACGGCTTTGCCAAGGGCGGTGACGTGGACTTGCAGGCTTTGATGGCGCAAAACACCGAGACGCTGTCGGACGAGCAGCCGGAAGAAACCATCAACACAAATCCCGTGGGCACAGCGCAAGCGTTTCTGGCTGAACTGAGCAGCACCGGCAAGGCCTCGCCTACACGTCAGTCCGTCAAGCGCGTGAAGACGACCCCTGGTGGCGGCGCAACTGCTGACAAGGCAATGCAGCTGGCGTATGAGGACATCGCCAAGGGTGACCTGGGCGCGATGAAGGACAGGGCCCCTACGGTGAGAAACACTGAGTCTGCGCGTTCGCAGATGGAAGAGCTTGCCCGGGTCTACCAGTTGAAGATTAGAGCAGCACAGAACGCGGCCCGGGGCTTGTCTGCGGATACCTTCGGCGCGCCGACCTTGGAAGGTCCAACACTGACCAAGGGCCGCTTGACCAAAAAGCGCTTTGCAGAAGGTGGTGAAGCAAAAAAGCCTGAGGGGGACCCTGCCCCTGAAGTCACGGGGGTAAACCGCGTATTGGATTTCATAGCTCAACGGTTGCCAGCAGAGTCTTTTCCAACATCGGCCCGCACTTTATTGGAAACCGTACAGGGCAAGAAAGAGCCTATTACAGAGTCAAGTTTTTCTCCAGAAGAATTAGACATGATGCGCCAAATGATCACGCTTAAAGGCGGAGATAAAGGCAGCGTCCAGTACATTGACTATTCCAAAGCAGCAACGCAAATGCGCAAGCAAGGAAAAATCCCGGCCTCCACCTCTCCTGGTTTAATTTCAATGTCTGACCCACTGGGGAATGTTCAAACAACCTTGGGTCGTTTCCGCTATGCCCGTGACCCAGAAGGAAACATGGTGGTTGCGGACACGTATGACTTCAATCCTCCGGTTGAAGGAGCTACGCAAGAAGCAAGAACGGGTGATTACGGAGCGTTTGGCCCCTATGGCCTGATTCGTGATTACGCAGGCCAAAAGATTCCAACAGGCAAGGGCCGTGAGGTTCGAATTAACCTTGGAAAACCAGTCGAGCGTGCCAAAGGCAGCCCTGAAGAGGGAGAGCCGTCACAAGAGGAGATTGACGCCGCTTCCCGTCCAGCATTTGTAACGCCAGGCTCTGGCAAAGGCCGCAAGGAAGGCCCCATTAGCCAGCAGTTAAAGTCTGGCGAAGCGTATGTAAACATGGCCAAGGGCGCGACCGAGTTGCCCTATGACATCGCAGGTGCGGGGGTGGACTTGACTACCATGGCGCTGCGCCCGTTTGGCTACAGCACAGAGAAGCCTGTTTTGGGCAGTGAGTTCATTAAGGAAAAGATGACCAAGCTGGGCGTGCGTCCAGAGCCGCCTACCAACTCAACGTCCAAGGGTTTCTACACTGCTGGCGAACTGCTGTCTAACCTAACCAATCCTGCTGGCGTTGCCCGCAAGGTGGGTCCTGTAGTGGAGAAAGGCGTCAAAGCCGGTGCCACGGAAGTGGGCCGTCAATTAGACCGCGCCATCATGGACGAAGCAGGCCCTCTGGCCAATTTTGTACCTCAGTCCGCCAAGCCTTTGTACGCCGTGCGCCCAACAGGCAGCACACTTAACATGTCAAAAGCGGATCAACAGGTACTAGACAGTGGAGAAATTGTTAGACGTACGGGCTCTCTTCCTGGGGCCATTATTGACTCAGGAAAATCGGGTGCGGGAATTTCATCAAGCACGCCCGTTTTGCCAAACATCCAAAAGTTCTGGGACGGAAAAGCACAGAATTATTTTGAAAGACAGTTTGGGACGCCAGACGACCCTATTTCTGCTGCACTGATAGGGGGCAAAATTAAAGGAGGCCCCGTAAGTGACATTAAAAACTTTCCAAAATACATCACTGAGCAGACTCTTGTTGGCAAGACTCGTCAAAAAGAGGGAGTCAATCCCGATCCTGAGTTTGTTGGCCCAGGTGCCCCAGAAACACGGTTTTATCCCAAGTTCCCAGAGGCGATTGAAGACTTGACTCGCCGGTATGACGAGGCCACAGGATTGAAGGGCTTGTTGGTAACCAACGAGCCTGGTCTTACGAATCCAGACTACACCACCATAACAAGCAATCTTGGCGCACAACGGGCGCGAGAAACAAGTTCTTTTATTGAAGACAAAATGATGGGACAAGGAATGCGCCCTGACTTGATAAACACCCAGACCGATATAGTTACGCGCTCGGAAAAGGACCCTACTAAGATAGTAGGACCATCTCAGGGCAGAAAACTTCTTGAGGAATACGAAAAATCTTTAAAGGGCGAAGCTGCTGACATATCAGAGTCAACCCTTACCGCTATCAAAAAGGGTGAGCCTATTTACGACGTTTTAAACATGCAGCCGGTTATAAAACAACTTTTTAACCCGGAACGCATTAACCAGTATTTGGAAACCCTCCCTGCACGTGAAATAGATGCAATGCGTTTTGAAGACGTAGTTGCAAACACCAACAAAATGTTTATAGACCAGGACAACATAAAAATGTTGGTGGAAAAGATTAAGAGCGGCAAAAGAGTTCCTGATTCCGTGTTCTCCAACGGAGTAAGCAAGCCCTTGCTGCAGTTTGGCGAAGGCTCCGGACTCGATGGATTTGCCTGGAAGCGCATTGAAAAGCGTGAAGCTACCGTGCCAGAAGGCGCGTATGTAGGGCACTCGGTGGGTGGCTACGAAGTAGGGGGCGCTGGATACAGCAGAGATAAAATGGACGGCTTCAACACAGGGAAGTGGCAGGTATATACTCTACGTGACAACCGTAATAGACCTGTCAACACAATTGAGGTAAAAATGTTGGATGAAAACACGCCGGTGGTTACCCAGATCAAGGGCAACGGCCGTGCCACTGGTAACACCGCGCCCGAGAAATACGACTCCGCTGTGCTGCAGTTCCTGCAGAACTATCTTAAGCCCGCAAGGATTGATGAATCAGATAGTTACCTAACCCCTTCGTTGCAGCTTTACAAGACAAGACTTATGTCGTCTAAAGAGGCAGATGACTTGCAGAATATTTACCGAGAGCTGGGACTAGAGTAATCTTCCCGCATACAAGGACAAAACATGGCAATCGAAAAAGCACTGAACCGGATGCCCACACTTGACATAGTGGTGGGAGGAGGCATCCCAGCGCCTCAGTCGGACATCGAAATCATCATCGAAGAGGACGGCGGCGCGACCGTTGAGATGGGCGAGCAAGACGCTGAAGAGGTAGATTTTTACAGCAACCTGGCAGCGATCATTGAGCCAGACATCTTGGCCCAAATCGGCATTGAGGTGTCGTCTTTGTTTGAGGCCGACAAGGGCTCTCGCTCTGAATGGGAGTCCATGTACGCCAAGGGTCTGGACCTTTTGGGCTTTCGCATGGAAGAGCGCACCAAGCCTTTCCGTGGCGCGTCGGGCGCGACCCACCCAATGCTGACCGAGGCCATCATTCAGTTCCAGGCGCAAGCCTT